GGCTCGTGTCATGCCCGCTCCAGACTTTGTAGGTCTGAAATTTTTTTTATTTCTAGATGGCATAGTACCTTTACTCATTATACTCTACCTCCAAATGCCATACTTTTTCTTTTTGCAAATGTTGAAACGTTAGTTGGCTTTCCTCCAGGATTACCTGCGGCTCTCTTTCGTTTGACAGCACTCGCCTTTTGCGAGCTTGACATCCGTGTGGCTTTTGCAAGTGGGACGCATTTTGGATACGCTCGTTTGCTCCCTTTCTGACGACCGCAAGGTTGATACTTGCCGTTCTTCTTCGGGGCTCCGATGTCCACCCATTTTTCGTCTAACCATTTCTTTAGACCACTCATCTGATCTCACAACCTTTACCTTTTTGTGCAAGTCCGCCGCTTCCTTTTTTCTTCCTACCTACTTTACCTTTGCAATATTTAGATGCCCAAATATTTGCATATGCACTAGGGTAAACCGAAAATTTTTTCTTCGCGGCTGCTTTACCTGCAGGACAAAGTTTAGCCATGAGCTCTTTTTCCTCTTTTGTAACCCATTCGTTTTGCAACTGCTGGAGCTACCTTTTTAAGTTTTCTTATGCCTTTTCCTTTTTTTCCTTTTGGAATTGGTTTTTTCATAATTAACCTACTTGTTTATTTTACCAGATTTTTTAGCTTTGCTTCCGAATCTTCCATAAGAATCATCTCTAGAAGCTTTTAATTGCTTCTTAGTTCTTTTCTTTTTAATTCTCATAGCAATAGACTCATCTTTTCTAGCTTTGTAACCTTGTTTTTTCTTACCGACTTTGCCACCTTTTTTATACATAGCTCCGCCTCTCATACCCATGTCATCTTTATAATATCCAGATGCCATGTCTTTTCTAGCAGTAGACATTTTACCGCCACCTCTTGCAGCTTTTCTAGCTGACATGTTTCTTATTCCGTAATCGTTTCTCATTTTTTTCCTCCTCTAAAGATTTGTGTACCCTTTATACCATATATTGACGCCACGACAAGGATCCACAAATTGGTGAACCATGACGGGAGCTGTGAGAACATGTCGAAGAACAATTTTACTTTGTCCATCGCAGTTGGGTCATCTGATATGACCGCCCAGGCCAGCACCAACACGGGCAAACTTAATATTATCAAAACTGCCTCGTCCTTCCAATCTGATTGACGAGCTTCTAGAAGTTTTCCTTGGTAAGCTTCATCACCCCGAGCCATACGTTCGGCGTGCATAAGCTGTGCATCAGACATTGCCATCTTTGTTTTCTGCTTGTTAGCATAAATTTTACTACCAGCAGAGACGGCTAATTTAATAGCTGACAACCACATACTAATACCAAGTTGCTTTTTTACTTTTAGACTTCAGCATTCTTCTAGTTCCTCTAACTTCAACTTGTTCACCAACTCCAATTTTATTGAAAGGTGCTTCTTGGTTAGTTAGGATCTTAGATCTAGGGTCAGTTGTTGTGTTTACTTCCGGTGTAGGAATTTCTTGCCCACCAGTTGCATTTGACATTACAACTTCTCCTTTTCTGCCTACTGACATTTTATCTTTTAAAGCCATATTTTCTCCTTCAGGTTATTATATTTACTTTTTCTTAAAATTTCTACCAAAATCGTGTATTTTACTTTGGTTAGCCATTTCTTGTTTAGCAATAGATGTAGCTGCTCTCAATTCTGCGAGTTCTTCGTTCTGTTGTAGCTTCTCATCTTTGTTTTCTTGATTCATAAACGCTTTCATACGGTCAAGATTGATTTTTTCTTGAGCTTGTTCAGCTTTAACGAAGTCATCTTTTGCTCTGATGTCTAATTCTCTTGCTTTTAACTTAGCAATTGGGTCATTTCCGTACTCACCCATCAATTGTTTCTCTTCTTTAGCAAAATCTTCAAACATTTCTGCAATTAAAACCGATTTTCTAGCTTCAATCTGCATAGTCAACGCCATCATCTGTTGTTGAATCTGCGGATCTTGTGCCATTGCAGGATTCATCTTCATTTGTTGCTGCATTTGTTGCATTTGAATAATTTGATCTTTAAATTCTACTTCAACTTGCTCTAATGCCATCAAACTTATGTGTTCAAAAATGTTTTTTTGCATTGAAGCAGTTACCATTGGATTATTTCTAGCCATTGATGATGTCATAAAATTTAAATGAGCTGTAATGTGAGCTCTATGGTCTTGTCCTTTAAACGCTTGGAACGGTTTACCAGCCAAAGCTTGGATAGCTTCAATACTAGGGTCCATTGGTTGTGGTCTTGGCACAGGTTTTAAAATCATATCAATATTTTTTACACCTAATGCTTCGTACATTGCACGATATGCATTGTATAAATTATGCATAGCAGGGTTAGATTGTGCTAATTGTAATTCTGCTTGAGCAATTGATATTCTTTGAGTTTGAGAAAATATATTTGGATCAGCTACTGGTAAGATATCTATTCTATCATCGAAGTCTTGCTTCTTAACCATTCTTTGACCACCAACAACGTCATATGGATATTGTTCTGGTAGATATAATTTAAATACTCTAGCCAACATCTTAAACTCATTCTTAAGACTCACATAAATTCTTTTGTGAATCGCAGACATTGTTCTGCTCCCTTTCTCCAACAAAGCCACTGTCGTTCCCACTGCTGCTTGTTGATTCCCATCACCTACTTGAAGGTCAGCAATAGACGCGAAACGCTGTCCAGCTGATACAACGACACCCATAAGTTGTAAGAGAGTCTGTGATGGTTCCTTAAATGGAAGAGCCATAAACGCATCTTTAATATTACCACCCGGAGCATCCACATCTCTAAACTCGCCTGGAGTTATAGACTGGGCATCATCACGTATTCTGATGCCACGCATCTTAAATCCTGCTGGTAAATTGGAGAGAGTACCAGCATCTAATAGTGATCTTAGAGCTGCGGTTGCAGTTCTTGATAGACCACCGATCATATGAATTAATCCAAACCCATAAAAACCTAAACCGGGTAAAAATTTAAAGTGTACAAAATAAGAAATTTTCTTTTTCTTTGGATCATCTAATTCATAATTTCTTCTGATAGATAAAACTTCACGTGATGCTTCTTCGATTGTTACAATGTAAGGAAGTTTAATTCCTGTTGGTTCGTTTGCAGAGTCTCTATCTTCAAAACCTTCTAGATCTAAATCAATATGAAACTCTAAAATATTATAAACGTCTTCATCTTTTGTTTTTGTAATTCCTTCTAATTCTCGTTCTTTTCTTTCAAGATCAGATTCAATATCACCTGGTTGTCCGATGTCTACGTCTCTATAAAAACCTCCAACCATTTGTTTTCTTAAATCATTGCCTTTCATTTTAATACGATGAACGACAGCTGTTGCATCTTCAAGAGATGTTGCAGTATAAGGTACCACTAAATCTTCTGCAGGTACAAACTTAGAAACTGCTCTACCTAATAAATCATCATAGTAAACTTTTTTAAATGCAGATCCTGCTAATGGTAAATAAAATAATAATTGATCAAACTCTGGTTCGTATTCTTTCATTTGATCCATCAACTGATAGTTCATAAAATCTTTAACTCTAGTTGATTGCATTTCTTTTTCTGGAGTCGGAGCTCCCATAATTTGAGTTCTTACAGGTCCATCAGCCGGTAATAATTCTTTATATGCCAACGCTTGAAATTGCGTAACTGCTTCTGCAAGTACCGGATGAGTTGCCCCAGCTGCACCTGAAAATGGTTCTGTTCGATCTTCATATTTAAATCCTAACAGATCTAAACCTGTAATGTAAGTGTGTTCCCATTCTTTACGAGACTCTTTGTAGTCCATGTAGTTTTGATTTAATTCTGAACCTAAAGGACCTAACACATCCTCTGGTAGTAACTCAGCTAAATTGTCAAAGTGATTTTCACTTTGTGCTTGGTTAAATGCTCCAGGTTCAAAATTAATTTCTACACCGCCATCTTCTGTCGGGGTAATCTCTGTCTCACCAGCGTCGGGTAATGATTCTTTAATTTCTTCAGTGGCCTCTACTTGTTCCTCGGGCCCTGGTATCTCAACCGATTTTCTTATTTCGGTTAATGCTTTGTCTATATCTGCCATTTATTTTCTCCAATCTTTCTGGTTTACCTTGTTTTGTTTGATTAATCAAGCCTCGAGGATCAGGGCCACTTAATGGCGGTATTTGATCGACTTTTACATGCTTCATGTTTTTAACTAATGTTGGATTCTTTTTCATTTCTTCCTCCTCTTCTATTGTATAGTTTTTCCATTCAGGTTTATACCTATAATATTTAAGTTTGTATCCTCGTTCTTTTAACTCTTTGAGTCGTTTTGGTGTCCAGTAAAACATTGTATTCCTTTCTGTATAAAAACATTATAACATAAAATCCTACAAAAGTCAAATCACCAATAAAACTTCTTTTTTCGTTTAGGTTGTTCTTCCTCCTTATAATCTTCTGGATGTCTTATAAAACCACCTTGCCTAAATCTCATCAGAGCTTGGGTCATTGAGTCAACCAAGTCATCATGATCTCCATATGGAAAGGCAGCACATTCTTCTACCATCTCTTGAGCAAACTCTTGATCCAAAGGGGCCCACACTTGTCCAGCTTCAAACATAGGGGAAACTGCATTCACCCTAGCAATTTTATCTTGACCTTTACTAGGTGTAAAATTTACTGCAGGTATTCCCATTTGTCTAAGTTCATACATCAAAGGTAAACCAGATGCTTTAGCTTCAATAATAACTGTTTGAGGATTCCAATATTTATATTGTTCTAATGCAACTCTTCTAAGCTCTGGAAATTCTAATCGTTCTTTGTATGAGTCTAATAAAATTAATTGTGGAGCTGCGTCTTCGTTTGGACGAAAAACTCCCCATGTTGTAATTGCACTATAATCAGCTGTCTCCTTTTTTAAATATGCGGTATCATAAGATTGTATAACATGTTCAACCACAGGCATGTGTTCGTTTTCCCAGTTCTTCCACCATTCTCTCTTGATGAGAGCTCCTTCTTCTGAAGTAGGATTCTGCATGTACTGTGCATTCCATTTCGCAACACCTGCAGATGCTTTTACAGATTCAAGATCCTCGAGCCTCCAATATTCAGGCCAGACTGGTTTACCGTTTGGAAGAATTGCAGGGAACTCTATAACTTCCCATTGATCAGCGTTTTCATTTTTTTGAGCGTTAATTAATTTTTGTGTAAGATCTTTGGTACTCCAACGAGTCATAACTAAAACAATACGACCGCCAGGTTGCAAACGTTGACGTGGTCCTGAAGTATACCACTCCCATGCATTGTCAAATGCGATTGGTGAGTTTACATCTTGCTCTGAATGTGGATCATCTATAATTAATAAATCTGCACCTCTACCGGTTACCGCACCTTGGACACCGACTGCAAAGTATTCACCACCATCAGATGTATTCCAACGTCCAGCAGCTTTACTATCTTCCTGGAGTCTTGTTTTAAATATTGCTTGATACTCAGGTGAATCAATTAAGTGTTTTGTTTTACGACCAAAGTTTACAGCAAGCTCCGCTGTGTGAGTTGCTTGAATTATTTTTAATTTTGGGTTTTGTCCTATCATCCATGCAGGAAGAAAGAACGATGCAAATTCAGATTTAGTATGCCTAGGCGGCATGTTTATAATTAGACGGGTCAATTCTCCAGTTGCCAATCTATTAAATTTATCTGCTATCTCGGTGTGATGGGACCCCTCTATAAAATCAGGCCACATCCTTTTTACAAAAGGCAAAAATTTAGTACGAACTTGTTTAAGTTCTTTTCTTTGCTCTCGTTGTATGATCTGAATCTTAAGCTTTCTTCTTTCGATTGGATCTGCAATTTTATTAATATCTTGTATCGTTAGCATATATTTCAATGTGGGTAGAAAGTATTATACCCGAATGACTGAGTAAATCAAACACTATAGGGTAGGTCTGGGACCCCTACTAGGCCAAGGGGGTATCGAAAAAAATGTTTCACGTGAAACATGAAAGTAATTCCTATTGGGACCTCTTTGGGAGGGTCCCGCCCACATGCTCTTCTCTATCCTATAATGCCCTATGCAATTTCTGCATAGGGCATTTCTTAACGAACTATTAATGTTGTGGATAATGAAATTGCCAGAGCTTCTCGGCTACTTCATTTATTTTTTTCCAGTCAGGTTTATTATTGTAGGTTCTAAAATCTCTTTGGATATTCTTTTTAAAACCATCAATGATCCAATCTTTTTTAACTGGAGTATTCATTAATTTATTTAAGACTCGTTCCCAAGTTCTTAAACATGTCTCCCTTGGAAATAATCTAACATAACCATAACAAGTAAATGGATTAGTTAGATCTATTTTTTTATATCCAGTAGGAACCAAAAGTAATTGACTTGTATTTACTGATTTGTACATGTCCATTAGTCTTTGGATTTTTAACCCTGTACCCCGCAACATTTTATTCATTTGCCAGATACAAAGTCCCCGGTCAGTTATTCTCCTTTCATGAAACCTGGGTCTTGTTTTGTAGGTCTTATCTTCTTTATTTACAAAGTTTATCATTGTATTCCTTTCGTTAAGTTATGTAGGATAATACAGGAACGTGGATCAGAGTCAACCCCTTAAATTTTTTTTCCTCCCCGGGTGGGCCCCGCCCACATGCTCTTCCCTGACCCATTTTGGTCATAGTGTGTAGGATTATCCTTGACACAATATCTTGTGCTATGTGTCATGGAGCGAGGTTGTTTATTCCTCGCTCCATGATTTTTTATTTATTTATCAAATTTAAACTCCATTTGTTTTGCTCTCTTAAAACTTTCATCAAATCTTTTATTGCTCTCAACATCTGGCAACATAAAAAAGAATTTGAAAGTAAATAAAGCTATTAATGATAAGCCAATAAACAAATCAAAGTGTATTGCTAATACTACACCTAAAAATATCATTACAAAATGTAATGAAAAGTAAATTGCTCTAATCATTATTTCGCTCCACTCGGTAAAGCTAATAAAGAATTTGGAATATCAAGCTGTATTCTAGCTGTACCCATTTCTTTACATAACTCGTTTAAGGTTGGTTGTATGTGGCTTCCAGTGTGTAAGATAGTCAAACACTTTTCACGTTTCTTTTCTAATGCGTGATAAAGTTTATGTTTTGACCTTACAAACTTTTCAGCTTCTTCGAAACATACTTTTCGCAATTTCTTATTTATATAATCAACTGCGTTTTCTTCTTTGACTTTAAATGTTTCGATTGAAGTTTCCCATTTTCGCAATTTTTGAAATCGCTTAAATCGGTCTTCAATTTCGCCAGCCACTTTTTTAGCTTCCATTTCCAACTTGTATTCAATCTGGGCTTTTTCTGATTGAAACTTTATAAGAGCTTTACACCTCTTATCTAGTTCCTTAATCATTTTATCAAAGCCAAGTTCCTTTGGAAATTGGTTTATCTTTTTATTGACAATCTCTTCAGCTTGACTGTCAATTTCAGTTTCAACTATATCAACTTGTTTATCAAACTTTCTGTTTGTTAAGTCTTTATAGTAGTCAACGTGGTCTTTTCTTAATGGTTGCATAATGTATTCCTTTCTGTTTTTAGTTATTATTACAACTGATTTGTTTATAGGTTATTATAGGATAATTAGCAACTCTTTATGTGGCCAAAATGGGTTTTTTATTTTTCTTTTTTTATGGGTGGGTCCCGCCCACATGCTCTTCTCTCCCACCGGGCGGGTCCCGCCCACAAGCTCTTATCTAGCCTCCGCCATCCCCAACCACCGGCCAAGGATAAAGGATATTATAGGATATGTCAAGAAAAAAATTTCACTTATCCACAAAAAAGATTTGTTGACAATATCCTACAATAACCTATATATAACCCATGAAAGAAAAATTAATTAAACAGATAATTAAACTCTGGTTTAAAACATATGGTGAAGACATGGCCAAAGAATACCCGGGTTTTATTAGGAAGTTAAAAAAACTATGAACACGGCCCAGGCCTGGTTATTAGTCGGAGGCTTAAGCAAGCCCGGCAAGATGCCCGGCTGGTCAATTGGTATACCCGCCAAAGAATGCAACACCGGCGGCAAGCTACAAAATAAGAAGGGCAGCGTTTGCAATGATTGCTATGCTCTCAAAGGTTGTTACGTTTTCAAAGTTGTACAAGATGCACAATACAGAAGGCTGGCAGCTATTAAAAACCCGCGATGGGTCGAGGCCATGGCCTTGTTGATTAATTCTAAAAAACCGGATGTGTTTAGATGGCACGACTCGGGAGATGTCCAGGACCTTGAACACCTTCAAAAAATTTTCGCCGTCTGTAGGTTGACGCCGTCCCGGATGCATTGGATGCCCACAAAAGAAGCCTGGGTAAAAAAATATTTAAAACATAAGCCTGACAATTTAACGATTAGATTATCATCACCGATGGTGGACCAGGGACCAATTAAAAGCTGGCCCAATACATCCACAGTGGTGACTACTAAAGCAACATGTCCAGCACCGCAGCAGGGCG